CCAGATGATTTTCCAGAAGGGGTTAAAGAAATACAAATAAGACTAGGTCTTGACCCAATAGGATTTAAAAGCGGTGGTCTTGCCGGCATCCTGGAGGTGTAATGGCTGATAATGCAGTTACTAAAGTATTAAAGAAGGGTAAAAATGTTAAAGCAGATCCTAAACTCTCAAAACTTTTTGATGAAGGTAAATTATATCATCTGCGTTTAGGTGGAGATAAAAAAGTTTACTACGGAACTAAAGCAAAATTAGAAAAAATTTTAAAAAATAGAATTCTACCTGGTGGTGCACGTAACGTCGGACTTAAACCACCAAAAGGTTTTGTAACTGGACAAGACATGCTTCAAGCTGCAAGAGATAAAAATATTTTTGTAAGCAAAGGCAGACAAGCATCTAACTTTGCAGATAAATTTAATATTCCTAACACAACACTTAAAGGTAAAATGTTTTATGACATAAGTAAATTAGACAATCAAAAAGAAGTAGACAAAATTCAAAAAGCTCAAGTAATTGCAGGATCTGGAACACCAGAGGCAAAGAAAAAATTTTTTAAGGGCAAGTCTTTTGAAAGTAAAAAAAGATATAAGGCATTTAAAAAATTTGGTGGTGTAAAAGAAGGACCATTTACTGGAACTAAAAAAACTAATCTATCACACATGGACGATATATTTTCACAATATATCACTGGCTCTAATTTAGGCTATGCACCTGCTGCAATAAATAAAAAACTTGGAGACCCAGATGGAATAGATTTTAAAATGAGAGCTCTCTATAAAAAAAGAGAAAGATTATTAAAAGAAAATCCAACAGATCTTGTTAAACAATTAGAAGATATAAATATCAAAGGTGCGAAACTTGCTGGTCAATCACAAGGTTTCAAACAATTTACTTTCATGGATCCAATAACTAAAAAAACATCTTCTTTTGGCGGTGGTCGTTTAGCTATTGATATGTTTGATGAGTTTCCGGGTATGACTGAAAGACAGATTGTAGATTTTATTAAAAAAGCAGATCCAAATGATTTTAATGCACAACTTAAAATTAAAATGTTTGAAGAAAACAGAAAAAATGTTTTTAAAGCTGCAAATAAGTTATCTAAAAAAGAACAGTTAGAGGTATGTAATTTATTATCTAGAGGTGGACTTCCTGGTGATTGTGCTGCAGCAGTAAATAAAGATCCTGTAAAAGCTGCACAAGTTTTTGAACAATCAACATCTACTAGTCCAGCTATGACTAAATTAAAACAAGCTTCAAATAGTTTTTTAAATTTTGTAAAAGGGCCTGGTGTAAGAACATTTACTGTAGCAGGACTTGCTGGTGGAGCTGCGGCTGCACTTGTAAAAGAATTTAGAAATGATGACCCAACAACTTATTTATCAAATGAGGATCAACAAAAAAATATGTTGGTTGATATGGTAACACAACCTATCTCAACAGATATGACAAAACCAGATATTTTAGATTTCCAACTACCAGCAGTTGGCGCATCAATAGCTGCATCAACGGCACTTGGTGCACCATCAACAATTAAAGTTAGTAGAGATCCTAGTTCAGTCACTCAGTTTAAATCTAGAGGAGCTGGTGTTGAACAAAAAGGATTAATAAGAACTAGTGGAAGAGTATTAGGTAGAGGTCTAGGTATTGCAGCATCACCTGGAGTATTAGCACCATTAGCTGCATTAGATATTACAAGACAAGTGTCTGAAGGAGATTCACTAGCAGATATTGCAACAGACCCTATCAATTATACATATCCATTATTTGCTGAACAAACACCAAGATTAACAAGAGGACTACCATCAGCTTTTAGAAAATTTGCTAGCCTTGGCTTAAAAAAACCAGCACTAAGATTATTGTCTAGAGCAGGCTTAGCTGGACTTGGTGCATCATTAGCAATACAAGGGATAGGATTATTAGATGACTAAAAAACTAACAACCACGATACCACCAGAAAGGGGACCTCACTCACAGGGGTTGAATGTTCCTGGAAAAAAGATTATAGTGGTTTCGAACTCGGAGAAAAATAATGTCAGAAATAGACAAGTCTTTACCAAACGTAAAGCAAGAAATAAAATTACCTAGTGAAGAAGAAGTTGTAGAGGCTTCTCAAGCAAACATAGAAGAACAGGTTGGACCAGAAGATATCCAAGTAACACAGGAAGAGGATGGTGGCGCAACGATTAGTTTTGATCCAGAAGCTGTAAATCAACCAGGCACAAACGAACATTTTGATAACCTAGCAGATTTATTACCAGAAGAGGTTTTAGGAAGATTAGGCTCTGACCTTTACGAAAATTACACACAATACAAAGCGTCTAGAAAAGATTGGGAAGATGGCTATACAAAAGGTCTAGATTTACTAGGGTTTAAATATCAAACAAGATCACAACCGTTTTCAAATGCAAGTGGTGCAACTCACCCTGTATTAGCTGAAGCGGTAACACAGTTTCAAGCACACGCTTATAAAGAATTACTTCCAGCGAATGGTCCGGTGCACACTCAAATTATGGGTGTTGTTAACAAACAAAAAGAAGACCAAGCTACAAGAGTAAAAAATTTCATGAACTATCAACTCATGAATAAGATGAAAGAGTATGAACCCGAGTTCGATCAGTTACTTTTTTATCTCCCTCTTAGCGGCTCTGCTTTCAAGAAAGTATATTATGATGAACTTCTTGACAGAGCCGTGTCTAAATTTGTTCCGGCAGATGACCTGATAGTTCCGTACACTGCAACCTCTTTAGAAGATGCAGAGGCAGTCATACATGTTTTAAAAATATCAGAAAATGATTTAAGAAAAAAACAAGTGTCTGGTTTCTACAGAGACGTAGAAATAACACCGGGCTATGCACAAGAAACAGAAGTAGAGAAAAAAGAAAGAGAATTAGAAGGAACCAGAAAAACTAGAGATGAACAAATGTTCACAATTCTTGAGTTCCATACAAACATAGATCTTGAGGGTTTTGAAGACAAAGACATGGAACAAAACCCAACAGGGATAAAACTTCCTTACATTGTAACACTTGATTCATCATCAAGAGAAGTTTTATCTATCAGAAGAAACTACAAAGCTGAGGATCCATTAAAAAATAAAATAGAATATTTTTCACATTTTAAATTTTTACCGGGGCTTGGTTTTTATGGTTTTGGCTTAATCCACATGATCGGTGGGTTATCAAGAACTGCAACGAATGCACTAAGACAGTTGTTAGATGCTGGTACGTTTTCAAATATGCCAGCTGGATTTAAACAACGAGGTATTCGTGTTAGAGATGAAGCGCAATCGATACAACCTGGAGAGTTTAGAGATGTAGATGCACCTGGAGGAAACATCAGAGATGCATTTATGCCTTTACCTTTCAAAGAACCATCAGCAACATTATTACAATTAATGGGTATAGTGGTTCAAGCAGGTCAACGATTTGCCGCCATAGCTGACATGCAGGTCGGTGACGGCAACCAGCAGGCAGCTGTTGGTACGACCATTGCCCTCTTAGAGCGTGGCTCCAGGGTCATGTCAGCCATACATAAAAGATTGTATGTGGCGTTGAAACAAGAGTTTACTTTACTTGCAGAAGTATTTAAAACTTACCTGCCACCAGAATATCCTTACGATGTTGTGGGCGGACAGAGAAATATTAAGGTCGCTGATTTTGATGATAAGATCGATATACTTCCTGTTGCAGATCCAAATATATTTTCACAATCACAAAGAATAACTTTAGCTCAAACAGAATTACAACTTGCAATGTCAAATCCTGGAATGCATAATCTATATGAAGCATACAGAGATATGTACACTGCAATAGGTGTTAAAGATGTAAACAGAATCTTACCGCCACCACAACCACCACAACCAATGGATCCAGCTGCAGAAAATATTATGGCAATGACGGGAAAACCTTTTCAAGCGTTCAAAGGCCAAGATCACAGAGCACATATAACCTCGCATTTAAATTTTATGGCGACTAACATGGTTAAAAATAGTCCACCGGTTATGGCTGCACTACAAAAAAATATTTTTGAACACATCTCTTTGATGGCACAAGAGCAATTAGAGGTAGAATTTAGAGAAGAGATACAACAATTAATGCAATTACAACAGATGGCACAGATAAATCCAGCTATGGCACAGTCTCCTGAGATTCAACAACAACTTTTAACTCTAAATTTAGCAATTGAAGCAAGAAAAGCTAAATTAATTTCTGAAATGACACAAGAATTTAAGGATGAAGAGAACAAAATTATGGGTGATTTTGGAAATGACCCTATTGCAAGACTAAAAGCTAGAGAATTAGACCTTAGAGCTATGGATAATGAGCAGAAACGTACGCAAGCAGAGGAAAGATTAAATCTAGACAAGTCTAGAGCGATGATGAATCAAGACTTACAAGAAGAAAAGCTTGATCAAAACGAAGAATTGGCTAAACTAAGAGCTAATACATCGAT